TTCGGATGACAAGCCAGTAAAAGACGTTCTCGAAAAAATTAGACGCTACGCGGGTCCACACTCGGATTTTTATGGTGAGAAGATCTTCATAAAAGATATGTTATTTTATGATGAATTCGCGCTAAAAAACAGTCTTCCTCGTATTAAATTGAAAAACTGTCTAGGTATGTTCAAAACAGTTGATACGGTGACCGGACTCATGTCTGATCTTCGTCTACCTTAGTGGCGAGATAGAATTTCAAATCTCCTAGGTTCGCGACATTGTACCGTAAAATCAAGAATCGATTTTGATCCTCCTGCATAATCTGCACAGTTGAACACATACTAGTAGCCTTTGTGAAAATATTCATGTATTTCAGGGAATATGTACCAGACATCATATGACATTCTTCCACGCATTGAATTTCCGTCTCTTGATTCGCAAAATCTCCCTTACATACGAGTCGTAAAATATTCCCACCTCGGTGAATTTCTAATTCGTCTCCTATGTTAGACATATCTCTACAAATTCTCTGAAAATCGATGGAGGGTATAGGTGTGTTAACCATCATATGCATTTCCGGAACTTCTATCTGATTTTCGTTAATATCGAGAAGCTTCAACTCAAACTTCGTGGATGTCTTTTTTTGTTCACTGTGGATCTCGATATTCATATGCTCTTTCGATCGAATGGACATGATCAGAATATCGTTTACGGTGATAGTCTTGAGAAGTTTATGCATGTTTGTCATATTGACGCCGCAATCGATCTCTTCCTCGCATTCATACTCTTCAAAATTTTCAGATGGCAGATGCATATCGATAAGAGATGTCCGTGCCGTGTCAAGTGTGACGATGTACATACCACTCGGCTTAAAGTATATATTCACGTCATTGAGAATATCTTTAAGAACTTCAAATGTAGACTTTATGGCCGCGGCTTGAACGGTCACAAGTTTCATACTATTTTGTCCACAACTTATTTCTTTATATCCGTATAAGCAGAGTCTTCAACTTTACGACTAATTTTTGCTTCAAGTTCTGCGGTCATGGGTGGTTGTAATGACCTCCCGTATTCTTCTATAGTGAACATATCACTCGTTCCTTCGCCGTCGAGGGTTGTCGTATTTAGACTACCCCCAAATCCACACGTTTCAAGTTCCTGTACTGGTAGAAGCGATTCCAACCAATTCTGAATTTCTTTACCGACAAGGATCTTCCCGTGTTTAGTCAACATCGTAGGAACCCTCGTAATTTTTGATCTGTACTGTGGAGGAATACCCAGTTCAGATACATTATGATATTGTACGATCTGTTTCAATTGACTATGACTGCTTATGAAAGTTAACACTTCCATACTATGTTTACACTTTGGGCTGAAGACTAAAAGCGACATCTAAATTATCATCTCAAAAAAAATTGGTAAATTACACACGATTTTTTTGAAGGTCTATATTAAATGATAAACATCTTGTTATTCATACTGGTCATTTTGTTAGTGATGTCCAGGGAAGAGAAGTACTCGGTCGCTTCGAAAGAGAGTGGTGCGATTGTACTCAACGATCCATTGCCTAATATGGTAGAGTATACACAAACAAAAGCGATCGTAAATCACGACGTAATGGAATCACTCGTGCTCACGACGAGTAAGTATATCAAAGAAAAGACGGGAATTAACAATTACATCATAGAGACAAGTGGTCTGAAACAATTCGCACACAAACAAAAGAATCATGCTATGTACAGATGTATGTTTATGGTTTTGAAACGAGGTGGATTTCCATATGGGTTTATGGTGGCCGTTGATATCCTCGTCACGGATGCAAGTTCTATAGGTAAAGCGGGTAAGCCTAACGCTAGGGTTATAAGCGCTCGATCTCAGCCGATGAATGTCAAACCACCCGCGGATAGAACACCGTTTGAAAGTACAGTTCAAGGACACGAATACATACAATTCGATGAAATTAGTAAAAGTGAGGAAGAATTGCTAAAAAATAAGTCCAGGTAATATTAATGATAAGCGTAGAGGAGATCTCGCGAATAACTAATAACAGGAATCGCATGAAAAAAGAGACATACGTGGAGTTATATAAACAAATTTCGCGTAAAGTGCGAAGAGCGGTTGAATCTCAGAAAAGGAGAGTTGCGTTTGAGGTGCCCGCATTTATAGTAGGGTATCCGACATACGATCGTTTAAAAGCAACGTCTTATCTCAAAAGACAGTTAGAGTTGAGTGGATTCATCGTACATATAACAGGTAATTTTGAATTCACTATCACATGGAAGATTAAAAGGGACAGGGAGGCGCATCCGGGTTCAATAGATCATATAGAAGATTTCCCTACGTTGGTTAATCTTAAAAAGGTGGCAAACAGATACAGGAGAGATGCGCAGTAACGCTGATAAAAAAAGACCAGTCTATCATAAATGGATAATTTGAACATTTTAGTCGAAGCTAAACGCGAGTACATGGAACAGCTATGCATTCTTATGTGTCCAGTTATGATCGAAGTTTTTGAAGATATGTACACAGAAGCCCAGAAGTTATCTAAAGGTCGTAAAGTCCTGTTGATGTTCCAGAATTTATTGAAAGACGTCCCCGAGTGGAACGAAACAATGGCTAGGCAGCATACAGAGAATATCGCCGCGCGATGTGCGTGGTTTAGAGATCTTGTCGCCGCGGTATTTGTCAGTTCTGTAAAGATTCTGTCGGCCGTTCGACTGAGTTCCGATTCTAAGAAGATGTCCGTCAAACTTCCTACGAATGAAATCTTCATTCACACGTGTTATAAGAACGCCGCGAAGGATGTTTACCGAGATCCATACGTTTTCACCGATAGCCAATCAGAGCATGCTCGCAACGATAAACTATATGAACGATTCACTACATGTGTGGAGATGACTGTAAAGGAGTTAATCCCAGTCCAACAGATTTTACAAACATACATGGCTTCTAACGGAGAAGACATGCTCGATCCCCAAGACGCTAACATGGTTGAGGATAATATCGACGAGTACGACGAAGAAAACCCAGGTGAAATGGGTGGAGGTTTTGAGGGGCAGCCGGAAGAAGGAATGGAAGAGGGAATGGAAGGGGACTGGAAGAGGGAATGGAAGGAGAAGGTATGGAACACCCCATGGGTGACATTGAAGATGGAATGGAGGAACCATCTGAAGAGTATCAGGAGCAGGCGGAACAGCCCATGGAAGAGTATGAAGCACCTCAGCAGCCAGCAGCCAATCCATTTCAAAATGAATTCAGAACCGTGAATACTCGACCCCAGCAGCGCCAGGGTCCGAGTGGTGATCTATTCGCAGATGCAGCAGACACCAGGAGTAAAAAACTCCGCTATTAAATATGGACGAATACTTCCGCGACCCGGGTTCAGCGGCCATAATTGCAGCCGGTCTTACCGCTTTATATATTCACGGCAAAGCTCGTCTCAATGATGAGGGTACTCTCTCTACGAGCGCTTATGCCAAACCAGCTGCATTAGTAGCTATACTAGTCTATTTTATCATATCTAACGGCTTAGGTAAACGTGAAACCATTTCTACCGACCCCTTTTGAGTAACTTAAAGATTAATCGCAACATATGTTATATATGACTTCCGTTACAGCGTTTAACGACATGATGGGCCAATTTCTCATGGAACTACACAAAACCTTCCCAGAAGAGAAGGGACTCAAAAAGTACATCGCTGCTTTTGAACTTATGAGATCCGCCAACGGCAAGATGATTGTCGATGGTTTCATGGAAAATGTCGCCCCTCATGTGGATAAGATCAACTCTAAGGATGAATCTTTCTTCCTTGAACACGCAGAAAATATTGATTTTCTCAAGGATATCAATCTTAAAAACTGTTGGCCCAAGGCGTCTACAGGTACTAAGGATGCTATCTGGCAATATCTCCAAACGCTATACATGCTTGGTACTACTATCACATCAATCCCAGCGGACACACTTAGTATGATCGAGACGGTCGCCAAGCAGTGTGCAGATAAGCTATCCAACGAAGATGGTGAACTGGAAATCGACGAGAATAAGCTTATGCAGTCTATGCAGGGGCTGCTCAGTGGTATGTTGAAAAAATAAACTAAGCATAATATAAATGGTCTCACTGTTTGTGGATCCAAAGCAGGTTGTCAGGTCTGATAAAATTACCGAATTTTGGCCCACTAATCAACAGACGAAAGTCGAAAGGGTAAATGCCACAGCACGATTTGTCATTTATGCGACGTGTATGTTGTATCTCATCAGACGAGATATGCGCATTTTTATATTAGGGGCTACGGTCCTATCGGTTTTATACGTAATGGAAAAGTCTAAAATGATCAAGGGAAATAATGCGAAGAAGGAGACGTACGTTCCGGAGTGTCAGCTTCCCACAGTTGATAATCCTATGGCGAATGTTTTGATGAGCGACTACGATGGTCGCCCGGATCGTCCTTCGGCTTGTGGATACGAGACGGTTCGCGATGAAGTGAATCATATGTTATCAGGCCGTATTCCTTATGGTCCACAAAAGTCCCGTTCTCCCATGCCCGATGCTCAACGAAATGCATTTTCTAGGCAGTTCGTTTCCGGCCCCGTGACGAATATTCCGGGTGATCAGACCGCTTTCGCGGAATGGTTATATGGTGAGAAAGGTGCCCCGATCTGCAAGTCGGATTCGAGTTTGTGCAATGTCAACGCTCGAGGGGTACAATTAGAAGCCTTCGGTGGTTTAGATCCGACTGGTGATATGCGTAGTGGTATGTTCGGTGGAGGTAATGGTCCAGCTTAGATAGATAATATTCTCATGTAATAATAAATGGCATATCAGCTTCAACCAGGATTGAAAATTGTCGAAAATCCCGCTCGCCCCTCCGTGTGTGCTACGGAAGAGGTGTTCACTTACCCCCAGCCCAGTACCCTTAACTATGGTTCTAGTAGACCCAATACCATGTTATACGGTACCTCTCCTTTCATGGCGGGTAAGGGTGCCCCCGCTCAGTTTATCGAGACGAGTGACATGCTCCGCCCTCAATCCACATCTAGATTTAACAAGGTCGTTGCTCAAACGTACGAACAAAATTTATTCCCTCTCCAAGACATGAAATGTAAGCTTCCTCTCAACACGGTACAATATGTTCCCGCCAGTACCACAGCCGAAACTCAGAATATGCAGTTCATGAAGCGATATCCTGGTCAATAAAAATCTCTTCTAAAATTAAGAATGGCGGATCCACTTTCGTTAGTAGCTATCGCTGGATTGGCATATGCAGGAAAAGTTTTAAGTGAAAAAAAGAAGACCGAGGAGTACAACCTGACCGTTCAACAGGCATCTATCCCTGTAATGCAGGAAGAGGTACCTAATGTCATGTCTCCCAAACCCGTTAGTTTATCTAATTTACCCGATTCAAAGGTTGAGATAAATAATTTTTCGGATATTGCACCACAGGGGCGTTCGAGTGGTGGCGAAGTTTTAGAAATGCGTGATCGTATGTTCGACGGCGGTCGCATGAATAACCTTTCTCCTATTGAGAGGCAACAGGTGGGCCCGGGTATCGCAGTTGGTCCCGATGTTCCAGCAGCGGGTGGTTTCCACCAGATAGTGCG